TCTTCTTCTTCTTCTTCGTAGTCTTCTTCTTCTTCTTCTTCGTAGTCTTCTTCGTACTCATCAGCCGCCAGTTGCTGCTCAGCATAGTTCTCAAGCAAAGCAACAAATCCAATATTGATTAACTCAACTTTAGATTGCTCATCCATTTCCAATTGAACGATAGCGCCGCCATCATCTAGTTCTTCAAGTGTTGTACAAGTAATATTCATTTCGCTTTCCTTTCGAGTTTCTCTTTAAGAGTTTTTTCCTTATGGCAACTCAGACATAATATCTGAAAGCCTTCTTCCTCACAGTACATATTCTCAATGTACTTATCCCAACTAACAAAACCAACCTTCGGGTCTACTACAGGATAGATATGATCTACCTGTACATCGACAGCTATAAACTCTCCAGTGCAAGCAGCGCATCTGTAGTGCTGTGCTAACTTACCTGTCTTCTTATTTTCTTTCCTTCCTACCAGAGCAGCCTTCAGTGATGAATACTTAGGAGGCCATCTACGGGATGCTGACCTCAAGGCTGATGTTACGAAGCTCCTATACCTAGCCTCTGTCCACTCGCCACCATTGCGGGGTTTGATGACTTGTTTCTTAGAAGCCATTAATACTTACATGCCAAGCTTATCAAGCTTGTGGACAATGAGCATAGCATAGCCAGCAATGTCTTGCCAGCTGTCTTTGTAGTAGGGGTCACCATTAACTATACGGGCAAGCTTGTTTGCAATCATGTCCATACTTTCCTGCATATCATAATCAGGAGGGGGATGTCCAACACCACAAGCTAGCACCTCCTTTATCTTCCTACTGGTAGTAGCAACATTAATATATTCCCCATACCTTTCACCTCTCTGCTCTAGTATTTCTTCTGTAGATATCATTGCATTCCACCTACAGTCGGGGAGTCAATATCAAATACTGCGTCTTCTTCGTTAATAGGGAAGCTATTATGGTTAGCATTGTATTCAATACTTGCAGCGTTATGTGCATAGAATTTATTACAGTGATCCATAATCTCTTTTGCTACTTCCTCATTGCTCTCCATCAAAGGAACAACAGAAGCCAGCAGCACAGCCATCCCAATCATATCGTCCATCGCTTCCTTAGAAATACTGACAGGGCCGAAGCCACTAACAATAACTTCAAACGTGTTATCCCACTGCTTATCTTCTCCAAGATTAGGACGCAAGATAACCGCAATATCATTGGGCTGTAGATCATTCTTGTTTTTCCTTGCCATATTTATTCCTTTGAGGGTGGTTGCCATAATTCATTTTCGTATCTTCTTAGCCAAAGCAATCTAGCGTTTTCAATAACTCTGTCTTCGTTACCACCATATTGCTCTAAACAAATAGAATACATTTCATTTTCATCTTCTGCTTCCGCAAGAAGTTTGTCAGCTTTGACAGGGCCAATACCATTAATGCCCATGATATTATCAGCAGCATCCCCTGTCAATATCTGTTTATAGAATCTAAACATACCCTCTTCAGGAGTTATGTTATACCCTATCTTCTTTACAAAATTGTAATGCCAGCCAGCTATTTGATCTAAATCTTTATCAACTGAGGCGACAATGTAATTGTCCTGTAACTTTGTGGCTTCTATAGCTATTGCATCGTCAGCTTCTTGACCATCAATAACAACAGCGCCCCATTCCTCCACAAGATGTTTGCGTAAAGCAGACAAGTGTGCAGGTTTAGGGGCTGTTCTATTTCCTTTATACACAGCAGTGGTTGCTATGTCTAGCCGAAAGTTATTCTTACCAGTTAGGTAGAGTATCCATTCGTCAGCATAACAACCACTGTATGTATTATCAATACCGCTTATAAGTATGTCAGTGAGATAACTGTTAAGAGAATTCTTAGCAGCTTTCCCGTTCTCATTCTTGCAAGCAAAAGCTATCCGATAAGCAATAATGTCAGAGTCAACTAACGCTATTACTTTATTGGTCACAGCTTATTCCGTGTCGGCAGGAAGTTCCGTCTGTGCGTTGGCTTCAGCTTGGGCTTTCTCTACTTGAGGGGCGGCTTGTTGCTGAATAACTTGAACATGCTGAGCAGCAAATTCAAATGGAAGTTTACCTAAGCCTGTCAGGGCTGCGTTAACTGTATCAATGTGGAGGTCTAGTTTAATTTGCATTTGAGTTTTCCTTAAAGAACATCGCTATCATCACCATCAAGTGCTGAATCAGCACCATACTCGACAAGCTCGGTGATGACAAGCTTACCTAGCGAAGGACTAACGCCCTTCTTATTTTTATATGTCCACTCATAGGAACCAACCAAAGCCTTAGCCTTGCTTCCATTACCAATAGCCTCAGTAATCTCATCGCCATCAGCGTCATGCACACGAATAGGGGATTGGCTCTTGCAAGTGATGTATCGGCCCATGTCAGCCTTCTTATCTTCACCTACTTGAACACTGATACCCATAGACTCTAGAGCATCCGCAGCGGCATCGCTTAGGTTGCATAGGTTAAGCTGATACTTCCCAGACATATCATTAACCTTAGTGTGCTGACACCAAAACACATCAGCTTTAATTTTTATCTTCTTAGTTTGTGTACTCATACTATTTCCTTTATGAAAAATAAAATCCACTTGTAACGTCAGTGGCAATCACGCCAGTTGTTGCCAATCTTTCCTTCGGCATCAACCGGACATCTAAATTGTAGCATAACACCCGCTTGTGTTGCAGCATCTTCAATAATTTTCATCGCTCTTTCTGCGTCTTCCTTAGCAACTTCCCACTGAGTTTCATCGTGAACAAAAGCAATAAGCTTTGCATTAATTGCATGAAACTTCAATGAGTTTTCACACTCCACCAGCCATTGCTTAGCAACGATAGCCCCTGCTGATTGCAAGAGAGTGTTCAATGCAGCATGAGAAGTTCTTACCCACACTTTCCTACCATCTAAGGCAGGGAGTTTGCCATTGGCTGATACTCTGACAACCTTCTCCTTCAGCTTCTTCAGCGAAGGAGTATTATCTAGAAAGTTATCAATGAGTTTCTTTCCTTTGGAAGCAGAAACCCCAGCAGTTAATCCAATCTTCCCTGCTCCTGCCCCGTAGAGCATGGCGTATGTCATCGTCTTCGTTATGTTACGAAACTTCTTATGCTCTGGATTGCTATCATCCTTCACTGTACCCTTAGGCACTAGCCCAAAGGCTTGGCAGTTCATCCAATGCACATCACCCTTCAACAGTTCCTCCTGCCACACAGCGTCCTGCATGTAGTGGGCTAGGCAGCGTAACTCAATGCCGCTAAGGTCTACCCCTACCTGCACATTGCCTTCCTCTACTGTCCACATTTCCCTGCACTCAGCGCCATAGGGTGTATCAGGATTGACTGCCGGTACTTGTCCCATGTTAGGGCTGCTGTGTGTACATCTACCCGTCACTGCCCCATTGGTAATGATACGACCATGTACCCTGCCATCATCCTCAACAAACCCCATCCAACTACTGATCTGTGCTGTTCGTTTCTGTAGCATTAGATACTCAGCCACAAGCTTAGCCTCAGGTAGGTCTATGCCTTGTAGCACTGTCTCGTCTACGATGACATTACCTTTCTCTGTGTGCTTGTTAAACTTCACACCAAGTATGGTTAGCCTCTCGGCAATCTGCTGCCTACTACCAGCATTGAACAAGTGTTCCCTAACCTTCATTGGCCCAGCCATAGATTCGTTTATCAGTGAAGCTTTGTACCCCGCCTCTTTAAGTATCTGACGAAGCTCTGTTTTAGTCTCTGCCTTGTACTCTTTCCAGTCAGGAGTTACCACTTCCCAATACTCAGGAGTCTTTAGTTCCTCATAGGTGGGCTTAAACACTAGCTGCATCTGCGCTTCAATGTCTGACATGCGTCCAACTAAATGAGCATGCAAAGACATAGCCTTAGGCATGTCTAGCTTGAAGCCGTTATCCTCCATTCCCTTACATATCACTGCAACCTTATGCTCTAGCTCTACGCTTTGCTGGCTGAATGCATCCCTCTTTAGTAGAGATAGTAAATGCTGGTGTAGTTTCTCTAGAAGGATTACGTCCTGCTCACAATACTCAGCCATTTCCTCAGACCACCCAGCATCATAGTCAGTGAAGCTTATCTTGTGGCACTTCAGTCTTATGCCCCAAGCTTCTAGGCTATGAGGGGCTGGTACTTTCTGTCCTTCAATGAAAGCAATGTCTACATCAGGGTTGTGCAGCCTAGAAAGTACAAGGGTATCAACTAAACTGGCACGGGGTATGGTGACATCCCACACCCTTTCCAATACAGGAGCATCAAAACCAATAATGTTATGCCCACATACTTCACTATCTTTGAGGTATTCTTGTAGTCCATCTTTATTTCTCCAGTGTTTTATCTCGCCATCTTTCTTGGTGACACACAACCATATCTGTTTGTGCTTCGTATCTGTTTCGATATCTAAATAAATCATTTATATCTTTCATAACAGGGGAGTCTCTTCTTCAGCATCAACCTCGAACATACGGCCCGTCTCTTTGTTGTAAAGAAGGTTGCATGCGGGGCCAGTGATTCCACTAAAGCGGTTCTTCAATACCCTAACCTTCGTGGTGTTTCTTTCAATCAAGTCTTCAGCCTGACCATTACGCTCCAGCCCAATCACCATGTCGCTTAGCTGCGCTATTGAGCCGCTTCCGCGAAGCTGTGCTAACGATGTGGCTGCTCCCTCTTCGTGACCAGTGTTAGGTGGGCGCTTGAGGTGGCTGACAATTATAAGGGCTATGTCTGTTTCTTGTACAAGCATACGCAGCTTAGTCATAATTTCATCCAATGCCTTACGCTCGTCACCGCTCTCCTGCGCTGAGACAATGATGGACAAGTGATCTAAGAATATATATCTGCATGACATACCCTTAGCCAAGTAGCGTACACGATTGACAATGTTCTCCACTGCTGTACTTCCGAAGTGATCAAACAGAAACAATCGTCCAGTGCCAAGCGTCTTATCAAAGGCATCACGCCGTTGTTCATGAGACACTACAGTATCGGGCAAGTGTAGTGGTGTGTCGGCTGCTAAGGACATAACAGATAGGCCAGTCTTCTTAACACTTTCCTCAAGGAACATCAGGCCAATGTTGTCCTTTGTCTTCTGAAGCAAATGCCATACTAGTTCACGCAATACTTGACTCTTACCTAAACCGCTACCGGCTGTCACTGTAACCAGTTCACCAAAGCGTAGGCCATAGGTGATGTCGTTAAGGCCAGCCCAAGGGTAGGTGCAGTCTGCTGGTGGCATAGGCTTTGATACCAAGTCCCACATGCTAGAGCCGCTGACAATGCCATCAGGCACATACGCCTCAGCCCTCCACCACCGCTCAACAAACTTAGCCTCTGCGTTATCTGTCAACCAATCACAGGCATCCTTATACTCAGGTACAGGCTTGAATATCTTGCACTTGCTTCCGAATAATTCAGCAACTTCCCTAGCTGCCTTCTGTCCTACGGCATCACCATCCAAGCACACTACAATGTTTTCAAAGCTAGAGATATATTCGTACTGTGCCTTGCAATCTTTCAAGGCTGAGCCAGCACCGTTGCGGATAGATACCACAGGATACTTAGAGCCTGTCATTTGGAAAGCAGCGAGAGCATCAAACTCTCCCTCGACTATGGTGAGATACTTACCACCGGAAGGGAATAGATTCTGTCCAAATAATATTCCTTTAGCCCAGCTACCAATAGCACTAAACTTCTTATCACTGACAGCCCTAACCTTAGCTGCTACAAGCTGGCTGTTGCCATCGTAGTAGGGGAAGTAGTAATTGTCCTTCTCTCTGACAACTCCATACTTCTCCATTGTACTTTTACTTATCCGTCTTTCGGATACGCTGATGGATGATGCTTCCTTAAAAACTTTTAAGGCAGTGCTACTGGTTTCAACTTCTTCTTCAATCACTATGTATCCATCCTGTTGGTTAATTAGAGAGGGGGTAAAGGTATCACATACAAAACATTTTGTACTGGTGTCCTCGTTCATGGCTAGCCCATCGCTGCTTCCACAGCTTTTACAGGGCAGATGTGTTTTTATAAACATGTATTTGCTTCGAAATAATTATTAATCGTCTTCAATACTTTTTCCCCACAGACAAGCTCAACATCCCAAGCTCCACCAATACCGAAGTCTCTTCTATACTTCTGTGTGAGCAGGAGCAAAGCCTTGTGTGCCTCTATAATAATCTGCTCTTCAGATATCGCCTGAGTTGCTGGTTCTTGTGGCTTCCGTATCTTAAGCTGCTTTATAAAAATAGCAAAGCTATCCTTGGTGTCGTTACCGAATGAGGCAATCTCGCACAGACGAAGAGCAGCGTGGTCTAATGCCTCATCCCATCCATTAGTGTATTCGTCTATCTGTTTTAAATCAGTCATTACTATCCTTTGCTTTAGCTAATTCAAACTTAAGGCGGCTATGAAAGCTATCTTCTCCATCATCACCAGACACAAGCCAGTCAATTCGCTGTACATAAATTTGTGCCTCACGCAATAGTTTCAAAGCGTTCTCAAACTCAGCAATAGTTTCTTCTGAATAGAACGCACCTTTGATATCGCCCCACTCGTCAGTTTCCTTTGATGTGTTAGTAAGTATTAACTGTTCTACTTCGTCAGCAATACGTCCAATTTCATATTGCTTGTATTCAAAATGTCCACCGCTCATTTGTTCTTCTCCTTGCTAGGCCATTGCGCCCAAACAATAGGGCGACCGACTAAGTGTTCTTTATCTTCAACTATGTGTACAAATTCTTCTACTGAAACTTGTACAGGCTCCTGCGCTGGCTGTGCCAAGGCTTGCCACATATCAGCTATGGCTTTCTGTGCGTCAACCGACTCAGGTTCTGCTGGATGATGCAGCGCATCAATGTCCTTCAGCGCCTCAAGCCACTGCTCAAGCTGTTCGCGGTCAACTGTTAGCTTGTCCTGCGCCGCAGCGCGTTTGCTTTTAAATCCTGTCATGCTTGTCCCCTTGCACGGATTGCGGAAGCCATGGTTGTACCGCCCCAAGAATGGGGGCTGTCGCTAAGATAGCTTTCACACAGCTTAGCGCATTCTTCGCGCTCATCAGCACGGGCTGCTGCTTCTACTAACTCGGCAAACTTTTCTGTATCAAAATTAGCATAGCTTGCTCCCCACCCGTGTTCTTCAATTGTCGTAGCTTGTTCGGCAAGTTTAATGTATTTCATATTGTCTTACTTGGTGGTTTAGCTACGAATGATATGCAAGTACCTTCTAGAACAGTCATCTTGCTTTGGTTTGCATCTTGTGCAATCTGATTTAGGTGAGCCTTCTGATTGTCAATAGCCGCCCTGCATTGTTGTTCGGTTTTGTGATACGACTGGCCCTGCATGAAGTTGCAAGTGTCTCCCAAACAAATATAGAGTACCGCAATATAAATATTCATCACTTCCCCCACAAAACAAAAGCAAGCATAGTCAAACTGCACACCACAGCCATCACGATAATCAAATCCTTGAAGCTGTCAGCAATGTCATCTATTGGGTCATCCCAAATCCGATCTTCTTTGTTATCCCAAATGCGGTTGAGGCTAGGTGTTTGTGCATTTATGTACGCATCATTGGCTTCTTTAGTACGCTGCTTGCGGATGGGGCAGTCACGCCCCTGAGTACATTCACCATAATTATTGCAACAGTTAGTCATATACTTTACCTTTTTCAAATAAGTCATAGAAGCATGGGCCGCAGCACACAAAGCTCAGGTACTCGTGTTCAGAGCAATCAATGCCCAGTACATCAGTGGTTAGATTGCACACTTGGCATACGTCTATTGCGGCATCGACAACAATAGAACGTCCATGTGCAGTTTCCTTTGATTCATAAACAACTTTCCACTTAGTCATTTGTTCCTCCCTTGCGCCAAGATAGCGCAAATAGCTGCGTCTGCACCGCCACCTATATCGTTCAACGCACAAGATACAACCATCGGGTCAGCGCCATTACTGACAGCCTTTTCCCACTTGTCCCGTTTCCAGTGAGCGTTAAACGTAATGCAAAATGCAACCACCGAAAGAAACGACAACACCATGCCCCACACGCATAACCAAAACTTTTCTTCGTTCATTTGATTCTCTCCTTGAGCATGGCATCTGCTATTTCGTATGCATTTTTTGCAACTTCATCCCAACTATCGTAAGTCGGTTTACCAAAAATTAATGGGCGCATTGCTTTTGATGCAAACTCATCACGCAAAGTTTTGTCTTTAGCGAACCCGCCTGTCTTCATTATCCATTCTGTATATCCTCTTGCTACCTGCACAGTATCTTCTTTCATACTAGTTTCCTTCATCAGTTAACAAATCAAATTTAATTACTTCGAATACACCAAGCACCGCTGCAACAGATATCTTGCCACGATATTCATCAAGAACATCTAAAATATCATCTTGCAATTTGTGTGTGAGGGTGATTGAATTATTAAAGTTTCCTTCAATTACTTCCACAATATTCCTTTCAGTTGTTAAACAAATCCACGCATTCTTGCTGCCACTGTAGCCCCCTTAAGTGTGTGCTTCATATACGGAGCAACACTCTGCGGTGTGGCGTGGCCTGTCATAGCCATGATGTTAGGCAGAGGCACTTCAGCCTCAATCATTTCTGTCACCGCTGTCCTTCGCAAGTCCATCAAGAAGACATCCTTAGGTACACCAGCTACATCCATTATTGCACCACCTATTCGTGCCAGTTGGGCGGGGTTGTATGGTATCAGTCCTCCCTTACCATCACGGATGGTGCTGGGTGCTATGTACTGCTGCCAGCCAAAGTCTTTGTGCTGCTGCTCCAACATGTTACGCAAGTTCTCTGACGTTGGCAAGGACACATCAGCCCCTCGCTTGCTCTGCTCAAGGGACAGCGTACCTGTGCCACTGTCGTAGTTGCTCCACTTAAGCAGACGTATATCACCTAGCCTCTGCCCCCACTCATAGGCCATCTGCACAATTAAACCTATGTTGCGCCACTTGAATTTGCTATACGCTACATCCAAGAACGCAGCCACATGTTCCTTCTCCCACACTATCTTGCGCTGCTTATCAACCCTTCTAAGTATGTGTGTGAATGGATTATGTGTAGTGAAGCCATTGCGTATGGCATGATTGAATAACAATCTATACACAGCTAAGCTGTGGTTAGCGAGACTAACACTTGTTGCAGCGTGGTTGTCATATATACGCTGACACATCGGTGTAAGTATATCCCGCAGCTTGGCCCTGCTCAAAGGCACACCACCTACTTTATCATCTAACCAGCGTGATAGATAGTAGTCGTAGTCTGATTTTGTTTTAGGCTCAAGCTTATCATAAGCTAAACTATTCTTATAGTTTATTAGAAGGTCTGCCACTGTAGATGTGCTGGTTAAATTCTTTAACCTGTCGCGCTCTTCACGCCACTCATCTAAGATTTTATTCTGCTCATCAGCATACTTGAAAGCTATCTTCCAATTGTTACCTAATGATTTACTCTCCACCACCCCAGCCTTGACAGCGGGAGGTGGTGGATTGTATCTAAAGATAATGCCAGTGGGTTTAGTCTCTCGCATTAGATAGCGAGGGAGTGTACTCATACTTCTAGTTCCTCTGCCATAAGTTCAGGTAACTTCACAGTACCCATGTCGTAGAGCTTCTCAGCCATAGCCAGCAGTTCGTCATGTTTAACCAGTGCCTTGAGCCAACGCTTAGGTATGCTGCTGTAGCCATACATTGCACCAGCCATCATGCCTGTCACAGCACCTACAGTGTCTGCATCGTAGCCCTTGTTAACTGCATGCACTACAGCATCCTCAAAGCATGTGTTCATGTAGCAGCTTTGTGAAGCTTGTACATGAGCATGCATGATGGAGCCGTGTGTTTCTCTGCCACTACTACGGATATTAAAACTACGGAACCTGTTGTAGTTGGAAAACATTTTGCCAGCCATGCACTCAGCAATAAAAGCAGCGGTGTATTGCACAACCTCAGGGCTACCATGTGTCATCAACGACACAGCCACACCCTCAGCCACAGCCAGTGCAACACTATCGTGATTAGCTAGCATGATGGGAGCCAGTCGCATGATGGAGCCGTTGCCGCTGGCTTGCAAGTCTGCGCTGCCAGCATAGGGAAACTCAGATGTCATCTTGTCGATAGCACCGGAGCAGGTACGGCCTATGTCAAAGACATAAGTCCTTGTACCAAAGTGTCCACTCTTACGCCATGTCTTGAAGTTGGTGACAATATCAGCGGGGCTGAATCGTCCAGTGCTGATGTAAGCATCGGCAATAGCCACAGCCATAGCACCATCGTCTGTCCACTCGCCCTTGTCTGTGCTGTGTACACCACCACCTGTCATTTCGCTATGCACTCCCTCAATCTCATAGGGACGGAGGAATTCCAGCGGCGCACCTAGTGCATCACCAACAAACAAACCCATGAACATACCGATTGCTTTATCTTTAATCATAATTATTTTTCCAAAAGTCTTTTGCTTGTGCTTGTAGTCGAGCCTGAAACACAGCGTACTCATCCCTTGCTGCTTGCTCATCCCCATACCACAGCCACCAGCCGCCCTCGCCTCTGACATTGTGATGCCCATCGCATCCACTCAGTATCTGCCAGCCCCTATCAAGGAAGGCATGCAGTTGCTCACCAGTTCCGACACTTAAAAGTACCCTTTTCTCATA